ATCTCATGCACCTTCAGTAACTTTTTAACTTGAAGGAAATTTAAAAGATCCTCGGCAATGTCGAGGCTCTCATTGAATTTATAATTTGCCGCAGCACGGCTGTATAGAAGATACCGATTAAATGGCTCTCCATTGAAAGTCTGAGAACGAATAAACTCTTTGTATTTGAAGTAATAGTCTAGATCTTCCTTTTCCCAAGTCAGACCGTGGCGCATAATCTTGGGCAGTGTTTCAATATCGCTCAATGTGATCTTCTTACCGCTAGAGGATATTGCATATCCGTTAGTCAGGCATGCAACATCAAACTCGTTGTTTTCGATCTCCTCATGTAATCGAGCAATACAAGTTTCAGAAATGTAATCATCTCCATCAATCTGAAGGAGATAATCAGCGTCAGTAGCGAGGAAGTATCTCAGGACAGAGTTCTTTCCCATTCCTGGAGTCCCGTTCGACTTTGTTTTTGTCACAGGGAATCTATGATCAAAAGAAATTTGGGTCGCCAGAGAAGAGTAGTCGGCATCAGTTGTATTAATAACGACGATCCGCTCATGAGGAGAGAGGTTTGAGTTCACGGATTCCAAACACCGCTTCAACTTCTCTGGCTTCCCATTGGTCAGGATAGCGACCAAAACTTTAGCCATCTGAATGTTCCTTGTCGTGAACATACAGAGCAATTAAACCATAATGCAAGACTTTCAGTAAGTCTTTGCGATTGTATCCATCTTTGTTTCCATAGCGTTGAGCATACTTCATAATGTTGCCGATGGTGAAACCCTCACCATGACCGCCATCAATAATAAACTCAGTGGCTTGAAATTTGTTTTGCGAATAATGCTCGCCATACGTGGCATCAACATACTTCTGAAGGTCAGCCATCAACTGACCCTCATTGTATTTGTAATCAATCAATCCATATTCCTCAGCAGTTATTTCCATAGACTCGGACATCACTTTCTACTTTCCAAATAATTCATCTAATTCATCTTGAGACGCAACAACAGTCTCATCATCAGTCAGCGCACCAGCATCGACCTTGGTATATAGGTCAATGAATGCCGCACGAGTATCTTCATCGAAGCGATTCACGCACATCTCGATCGCTTTAAGGCGGTCATCGAACATAGCGTAGGCATTGACGATGTGCTCAATACGACGAGTTGATACGAGGTCATCGATCGCGCCTTCGTTAAAGGTCTTGCGGATAACGTCAGCCCAGCGAACCAGCTTCTCAGCGAAGTCCTCATCGACCTTACCGACACGCTGCATCTTGCCAAGCACGATACGCTTCTCTTGTGATTCAGTAGGAAACTGTTGCTCAATAGTGATAGCAAAACGCTCAAGGAATGCCTCATCAAGAATCTGGGCAGAGATAAACTTGCCATCATCAGAGCCACGACCCTTGGTGTTAGCAGTAGCGACAACAGTGAAGCCAGCAGAAGGTGCGACCATCTCACCAGTCTTCTTGTTGAAGTATGGCTTACCCTCAAGGATAGCCTGCAGACACATCAGCTTGTTAGAGCCACGATCCAGTTCGTCTAGAATCAGAACCGAGCCACGCTTCATGGCGGTCAAAACTGGACCTTCACGATACACGACATTGCCATCAACCAGCGTGTTACCACCGATCAAATCATCCTCGTCAGTCTCAACAGAGATATTGACGCGGATCGCTTCACGCTTTAGTTTAGCGCAAATTTGCTCGATCATCGTGGTCTTACCATTACCTGATAGACCAGAGATGAAGGTAGGATAGAACAGACCAGACTTGATAATCTTGGTCAGGTCTTTGTGGAAGCCGAACGCCACATAGGTGGGGTCGACCACGGGGACGAGGTTATCAACCTCAACTGCAAGTTTGGCTTGCGTCACGACTTTTGCATCCTGTACTGGGGCAGGAGCGGTCACAGGAGCATTATTGCTCACAACAACCTTCAACCCTGCTGCATCTACAGCGTATTTATTGTATCCAACTTTGTTCTCGCGAAAGAACCAGTGGGGGTATGATATGCCGAGATCCTCAACGATCTGGGCAACTTCTGGACGACTGAATGTCTCTTGACTCTTGGCATTCAGGGCTTCAAATAGCTTCTCACGATTCAACTTACTCATAACATAATCCTCTCTCATCAAGTTATATACATATTATCGCTCATTCGAGCACAAAAGTCAAGCGATTTTTTCAATAAATTTACCTAAAAATTTGCGCGAGGTAGTCTTTTTCTTCTGGAACTTCTTGAATCCACGAACCAGATCACCTTTCTTATCACCTTCTACCTCCAACTCAGACTCCTCTCCGAGGTCTTTAGAGCGAAGGATGAACGCTGTCGGGAAGCCATCCAGACCATCCATTTGGATGTATCCATCACTCAACCACTCTGTCTTCCAAGACTTCTCGAAGGCTTCTCCAGCATTCCAACCGTGCATATTTGTGTGGTATTGCCTGATTTGGTTCTTGCCTGCGTCACTCAGGAAGTAGTTTACAGTGCGAGACCCAGTGGTCTTGTCATAGTGAGCAATCAGCGTCTTACAGACCACATCGTTGAACCGCGAACTGTACAAGCGATCCGAGTGATTGCTCATGGTTGTCATACCGTTCTCACGGATAGCCACGCGATCACTGCCATAGACATATGAGCGACTCGGAGACGACTGATTCCCCATACCAAGATGTCCAGTATTACCGCCATCTGTCAAGAACAGAGTGTTCAGAACATCAATGCGGTTATTGTTGCGGAAGTCGATAGCGATATCGCGCATCAATAGGATAGTAGAGTCCAGCGGTGTACCACCAAGACCAAGATGATTTGGTAGATCATACTGATTACAGTATGGCGCACCCGACTTGCGAGTCCTATAGTCAGAATATGCAGAGCCGACCATAAGCATCATCTGGTGTGCTTTCTTATACATCGTTGAAGACATACCAGAGTGAAGCAGACGATTGATGCTCAGGTCTGTATCGACCAACTGAAGATCGCCTTCCTTTTGATTGTCGATATGATGTCTAGCATTCGGATTACCGTAGTATCCACAAGTGAAAGAGTAGACCTCAAACGGGATACCAACCTTGCGGCAGAAGGCAACTTGAAGTAGCATCTGCTCAATGGTGGCTTGCATCTTGTTGTACATAGAACCAGAGAAGTCAATGACCATCAACATACCATGGTTCTTGCCATCAGGAGTAACAGTGCTGGACAGGAACACATCCTCAGTCAGCTTGGTTGCCCACAACTTGTTCATGTTCAAGTCACCAGTCTTGTGTTCACGAGACTTGGCAAGTTGGTTTGCTTTACGCTTGGCTTCGAACTGGGAGACCATAAGGTTCAGGAAGGGACGATTCTTCTTGTTAAAATTGTTTACAAGAGTCTTTCCGCACTCATCAAACCCAATCCGATCAGCATCATCAAACCAGCTATGCTTCATGGTATCTGTAGAATAGAATTTATTGATGTCACGAAGATGTTTCTCAACACCATCGAGAGCATTCATATTCACGAACTTTTTGTAGTCCAGCTTGGGGAAGTTTACCCACTGGATATCACCACGAGTATTCTGGTCGATCAACTTGCCTTCGTTGTTGCGGAAGTTTTGGTCAGTGACAGAGACTGGCTCATCAGCATAGTCATCTTCCATCGAGTCAAAGGATTGCTCATCATCTTCTACAGAGGATTCTGAGTCAGAAGAGTCAGACTCTTGCTCTTCATTAGACTCACCAGAGTCATCAGAGTCGTGGGTCTCACCCTCATCGCTCTCCTGATCATCTTGTGTCTCAGAGCCAGAAGTTTCAGAAGGTTCAAACCCATCTTCGTCTGACTCTTCATCTTGATCACCGTGGAAGGCATCAGAAAGATTCGTCTCTGTATCTTCTTCTTCTTTGGCATAGTCATACAATTCGTTGGAGACATCGACAACATCATCCCAAGTCTCACAGCGAGCAACACGGTCAACAAAGACCTGCTCTTCAGAGGTAAACTCGACATTGGCGAACATACCAACTTTGTAGAACAGATTGATTCGATCGATCAGGGGATAATCATTGATGTTGTTATCACCGAGACCGAAGAAGTCCATCTCAAACAACTCGCGATATCCTTTGAAGAAACTCTTGGTGAGTCCAGGAAAACGCTTCTTGATGTCACGCTCGATACGGGCATCTTCAACAACATTAAGGAAGGACTTGAAGCCGCGACCCTTTGTCTCAATAGAATCGTGCCAACCCTCAAGTGGGGTATTCAGCGCATGGCTGACTTCGTGACCGATGAAGAGATCATACAGCTCATTGCTGATGTCAGACTTCAAGATAGGAAGGACGACTTTGCGCTCTTTCAGGTCAAAATATGCGGTGGGGACTTTCTTATGCTCGAGAGTAATATTCTCAGTAGCGAGCAATTTAGCCAGTGTACTTTTACGTTCGATTTCCATAACATCTCCTCAACTCTTACACCTATTATCGTTCATATTGAGGTAAATGTCAAGCGTTTTCTGCTATTTCATTGAAAAAAGATTTCCTGTAAAATCAACAACTTACTCAAATTTGTCAAAATATCTTGTGAGAGCCTTGATTTTTTCGATCTGTTTGTCGATAATCACAGCCCGATTTGGCCATCTGATGATGTCTTTCTCGGGATTCTTCTTTAGATTCAGGAGGAGGGGGAGGATTAGGTCTTCAACGTCTCTTAGCTTTACCGCCACATCCTGCTCCACGAGAGCACGGTGTTCGTTAACAGCACCTGAGTTATCGGATGAAAGGATACGAGCATCAAGCTGCTCGAGTTTATCCATAATGGCGTCAATCTGGTCAGAAGGGATCTCAGCCTGAACAGGTTGTTGTGTGGCGGTCGACACTTCTAGGTCGTCCTCGTCCACCATTGTGAACCCAAAATCATAATCGTCAGACATATTCATTGCTCCTCTTCTTTCTATTTATATCAGGTGTTGTCGCCATCTGAATATTTCACTTTACTTTTATCATACAACTTGATGTGCTTACGGAGACGTTTGTTATATCCACGTTTGATTTTCTTCGCCACACCTGATCTTGAGAGGTAGCAATAGAACCGTTTCGCGTCAGTCAGAGCGTCATACTCTGCACCGCCTTTCATTTTTATTCTTAACTTCTTCATACAAGTGACCTTGCCTTTTTCCGAATGTTCTTAACTGTCTTCTTCTTGATTGATTTTATCGCACGATCAAGTTTCAGCTTCGAAGCACGCTGAGTAAAATTCTGTCCAATCATATGGTCGTATTCGTGTAGGACAACTCTTGCCGCGAGATCTACAAATTCCTCAACGACATCTTCACCTTCTGTATTCTGATACTTCAATGTAACTCGAGTCGGACGACGAATCATAAGGAATACTTCTGGTAATGATAAACAACCTTCCTTCACTAAATCAGTCTCCTCACCAACACCCATAATAACTGGGTTGATGATGTATCTTGTAATGTCCTTGCCATCACCAAACACAAATACTTTCGCGTCTAGACCAACTTGGTTTGCTGAAAGACCAATGCCTCCCAATTCCTGTTGCTTCTTAAACAACGCATCACAAAACTCTTTAGCATCATGCTCTTCAAAGTCAAACTCTTTTGGCTCGCGCTTCAAGAGTTCATTACCAAAATCTATTAATTCCATTATACCATCACCGAATAGTTTTTTCTTTTCTCGAATTTTATCACGGATCTAAACTTATCAAACAACTGATCACCTTTGTGGCTGATCACGAATACGTTTGTGTCGTCTCCAATTGTATTTAGTAGAGTCATAACGTAATCCGTTCCGTTATTATCCAACGAACTATCAAACACCTCATCGAGAATCAAAAGGTTGGTGCTTGCGCTGTTCTTCATCTTGGCTATAGTTCTCCAAGTAAACAACAGTGCCAAGTCGATACGTTGTTTCTCGCCCTCGCTGAACGAGGCATATGAGAACTTGTCGCGACCACGAGACTTAATCGTCTCATTAAACTTCTCATCTAAATTAAAGTTCACAAAGAAGTCCATTGCTGCAAGATACTTATTTGCCAATGTATTAATAGCAGGAAGATACTGCTTGATGATTCTGGTCTTGATGCCAGTATCTTTCAGCAGTGCCGCCACAGCTTGCATATAATGCATCTGCTCATTCTTCTCTGAGCGTACACCATTTGCGGCAGTTACTTCTTTTGCGAGTTCTTTGAGTTTACTCTGCTCGGACTCGATATCAGCCACTCTGCTTCTTGCATCGCCCAACTCCGCATGTAAGCGTTGAAGATATTTTTGATTAGTTGTAATCTCATTGTTCGCCTCAATTATTTCAGACTGTAGATCTTGGTATTCAGTTATCAGACGATCCACTCGTTCGAATTCGTCTTGCATTTCTGAGGACGCTGTTTCGAGTTCTTTAATTTTGCCCACTCTCTCACTTTGTATTTCTTCTTTATGCTCGTGGGGAATACCCTGCTTACAGGTTGGACAGTCGTCGTGCTTTTCATAGAATTCTAATTCTTTGTTTATTTTTCTGACTTGGGAGATAAACTTTTCGTTGATGGCTTCGAGTCTTCTTCTTTTTGTGGGCGGGTCGCCCAGATTCTTCGCCTGCTCTGACTTAACTGCTGTGTCCGCTTTAATGTCCTCGATCTTGCCGTCCAACTCATTTATCTCTCCTTCGATTTCGCTGATTTTGTCAGCCTTATTATTTTCTAGAGTTTCGATGTATCGTTTCTGGATAGTGGCTTTTTGTTTTGCAACCTCTACCTTTGATTCGATATCTCTAATCTCTCCTTGGATACCTGTCAGCTGTTGTTTCAACAGCCCATTCATAGTCGTGAAGATCTGGATATCAAGGATATCTTCGATCACCTCGCGCCTAATATGTGCAGGGAGTTGCATAAATGGTGTGAACGAAGCACTCCCCAAAATAACAATCTGTGTAAACGACTTGTAGTTCAAATTCAGAATAGATTCTTCAAGATACTTTTGTGTATCCTTCAGAGCAGCATCCTGATCAATCATCGTGCCATCGCGGTGAACCTCGAAGAAGTTTGGTTTGACACCGCGCATAACTTTATACTGCGACTTCCCAACACGGAACTCGACTTCAACCAGCAACCCCTTTTGATTGATAGAGTTTACCAACTGCGGTTTATTTATATTTCTGAATGGTTTGTTAAACAATCCAAAGCATAAAGCATCAAGGAAGGTAGACTTACCTGCACCATTATCACCCACAATAAGAGTGCTAGGAGAGCGAGTGAAGTTTACTTCAGTGAAGGCATTACCAGTCGACAGAAAATTCTTCCAGCGGAGTTTTTCAAAATAAATCATTATAAATTTTTTGCTTCAACATATAGACCCTTAACTACGTCCTTGAGTTTCTTGCGGTCTAAGTCAGTGTGGATGTTGTCGATATAATCATCGAGCAACGTGATAGTATCTTCAAGATTGAGATTGTCAGCATCAATAGCGTCATCCTCGAACTCCGAGAAGTCTTCAATGATTTTCATCTCAATCAAATCGCAAGATTCGAGTTTATCTATAAAGGTATCAAATGCAGAAAAATCGCTCTTGTTTACAACAACTACTTTTACCGAGCCACCAATAACGCTATCATAATCAACAGCGTCGAGACTTGATCGAGAATCATCGTCTGCGTCATTGTAATAGAATTTATGGAAGATGTTAAATGGGTTTTGAATAAACTCAAGTTCGTTTGTTCCTGTATCATAGATATGAAATCCTCTAGGGTCGTCATAATCGCTCCAAGTAATTTCATAAGGATTACCAAGATAAGTGATGTTACCATTACTGCTGCGGTGATGGAAATGACCAGAGCAGACAAGATCGAATTTATTAAATACTGCTGGATCCATGCCATGGTCATTCGCGTGACCTTTATACATCTGGAAACCAGAGAGTTCATAATGTCCGAAGCATACTTTAGCGTCTGTTTCATCTATTGCCTCCATCGTTTGCTTATAATTGTCAGAACAAATCCAAGGAGTGAATAGAATATCTCTGTTGTCAAAAGATAACTTTGTTACCTCTGGGTATATGGTGATGTTGTCATAGTCCTTCAATAACAACTCAGGGGAGTTTACCTCGTTGGTGTTCTTAAAGTAAGTGTCATGATTTCCAGGAATCATATGCATATCAATGCCAAGATCTCTGCACTTGTCAAAGAAATACTCTCGGCATTTTTTATATGTATTGAAGTTAATAAACTTGCGACGATCAAAAATATCGCCCAAGTGAATGATGGTCTTTATCTGCCGCTCTTCCAATTCAGGAAAAAACTTCTCTGTATAAAATTTCTCAAAGAAAGTGTCAAATGGAATAGAGTCAGACCGCGCACCGAAGTGCGTGTCAGTAATCAACGCAATTTTCATAAGTTACCTATGTTGCAAAATACCAGCTTGGTGTTTCACGTTTCGTCCACACAGCCATCTTTGCTTTGGCGATGCGATAGTATTCACGATATGCTTCAATGGAGTCAGACTGTTTGAATTCGTCTGGCATTGCTTGGGGCATCTTGGTCATTGGACCATCTTTGATACCCATTGGTGCATTCTTTAAGATATGTTCTAACTTCTGTTGAGTCAGATGCACTCTACCATAGCGGTGTGTGTATTCCTTACAAAGTTCTTCCCACAAAGAATACAACCACATATAGTTACTGAATGACTCCCTCGCCCAGATACCAGAGGGGTGATTGATGTGTGATGCTTTGTAGAGAATTTGATCTTGCTCTGAGTTGGGATGCTCCCAGCGAGCGATGCGTCGACCAGCGGCAGTCTTGTCATACCACTGAGTGCCATCGATGACACGGTGTGCTGTCGACATAAGTTGAGCATACTCGATAATCATTTTGACGACGTGTTTGTCGAGGTGTTGTTTAGCGGCAGTTTCGTAGTTCTCATCTAAGTAAAATATATTCATCTCATCCTCCTGAATACTTTAGTCCAATGATTATGCATCACTTTGCGTGCTAAGTCAAGATCTTTTTTTACTTCTGGATATGCAACAATACCGTTGTTGTAGTCTCGCTCATACGTCTCAATTATACGACGAGCGTCCGTCAAGGGCATCTTTAATTCTTCTTCGGGCATCTCTGTCTCCGAGTTCATATGCTTGTAAGAGTAAATTATACAACTCTTCAGCTGAAAAGTCAAGCACATTTTTGCGTTCAGCCTTGCCGCGCATATCTCGAATATATGCTATGAGATCGTCTTTACCAGTGCGATATTCGATGTCTTCAATATTTCTTATCATGTCCGTAAAATCTTTACCAGAGTGTTGGTTTGGCTGATAGCATCATCCAGAGCATTATGATGTGTATCGTCTTCAGTTGCTCGGATCTTTGCGTTGCTGACTCCGACCAGATTAGTCGCAGTTTTGAAACAATGGATATGCCAGTATTTCCAAGGTGGTTTCTCGTGTCCAATAGAGTACATGGCAGACTCTAGGATTTGCACATCAAACCCTGCGCTGTTACCCCAGATAGGGATAGACTTATCGCCATACCAATCACGGAACTCATTGATGGCTTTCTCAAACGGCATTGTGTCGACCATAAGTTGTTTCAGAGCATGCTTATTCTGCTTGCTCCACCATTCAATTGTACCTTTATCAATATGTCGATCGTACTTCTTTGCTGTCGAAGCATCGATGTTTTGATAATAGGTATCAATAACACCTGTCTCGATATTGAATTTGGTCGCTCCAATAGATAGGATAGCTGCATTACCTCTCGTGCTGAGAGTTTCGATATCAACCATCACCTGATATTGTTTTGGATCCATGAAAAGTTGTGCGCTCATTAGTCTTTTGTTTCCTTGTCCATATCTTGCATTACTTCAAGTTTCTCTTTGGCAAGTTTCAATGCTTCTTTGTCATCGAGGTATTTTGGTCTGCGCTTCTTCAATCCAGCTTTCTGATCAGCATGTTTCTCTTCTAGTTGTGCTGCTTCGTCAACTGCTTTTCGGATATACTCTAAATACTCGGTGTTTCCGTCATTGCCATCAGTATCAGACATCATCAATTCTTGCATATCTAGACTACCGATAAACTTCTTCTTCGTATCCATCTGTTTCTTTTCTTTCTGAATACGACGAATGAATGCATAATAAGTAATCTGTGTGAAATATGCAAACGGATTTTTTGATTTCTCTGGATCGAAGTTATCAATATATGTGATACAGTTTTCGATACCGTCGAGAATCATCTCATCGCGGAATGTATAGTTTACAAAGTTGGATTTATATGCGAGGTGGTTGCCGATCTTCACCATACATTCACCGAGATATTCGGTTACTCGAGGTTTTTGCTCACCAGCAGCTTTTGCAGCTTGCACTCGCTCCCTGTATGCGGTAATCGCAACAAGGAATTCTTTGTTGTCAACATAGTGTCGACTATTGGGATCTCTTCTTTTAGCCATAATATCACCATTCTACATTATTAATACAAAAATGTCAAGCATAGTTTTATTTTAATTTTAATCAAAGTAATGCTTGACTATTACTAAGATCGTTGGTATAATCAGCATGTCGCTGTTTGAAAGAGAAGTATTAATTAATCTTATTATTGTTTTTAGCTTCTATGTAATCAAGCAGGTCATCTGGACTCAGGGCATCAGCCATAGAGTTTGTTGTGGCTCTTTGCTGTTTGTCTTCAAAGAATATCTTTTTGACACATTGTTCGTATCCAGTAATGTGCGACTCTATCAGTTTAGCAACAACGACGATTGAGGAGGTCGACACCGTGAACGCAACGTCATCTGACAGACCCATCCACCCCTTCAACATATACGACTCACTCAGATAATCTTCATCTTCGTCTACACCGCCAGAGTATATCTCAATCGGATACATCAAATTAAGAAATGGAGTAGAGAGGTCATACTCTTTCTCGAGACATGCAACTATCTGAGATCCATCTGCAAACCGTATTACTCGTATCTTATCAAAACTCATTTGTCAACCTTAACAAGTTTATATTTAAAACCTTCTTCATTATATAATTTAATCCGTTCAACTAAATGATCAAGAGTGTAATTTTTCTTAGACTTCCAAGATAGGTCATCACCAATATCAAAGAGATTGCAAGCAACCTTATTATCTCCAAGACGTAGACCCCGACCGATCGACTGCAAATTTCTTACTCTGCTTTTCGATGGTGAGGAGAACACCACATTATGCAGGTTCCTTATATTTATACCTGTCGAGAAAGTGCCATACGAGGCGACAATTATAGCGTCATCGCACTTCTCCGTCAAGGCACGTATCTCTTCGCGTTGCTCCGTATCAGTACCACCATAAACAAAATACACTGGTCTGTCTTTTGCTGCTTTCTTCTTAATCATATCATAGAGGACGTTTCCGTGTTTCTCCACAAACTGATATAGAACCAAGCTGTTTCCCTTCTGATCAATCACCAGATTGCTGATCAGATTATTTCTCCAATGATCGCGTACCAGCCAGTCAACTTCCTCCTGATACTTCATGGTCTTCATCGCCTTTCGCTCTTCATCTTTGTGTTGTAGCAATAGGCATGTGATGTTTAGATTTGCGACCTTACCATCTTCCATAAGTTCTTTGGTGGTGATAACCTTTGTCACATTACCGAAACAACCTTCCAGCACGAGGCGGTGAGTCTTTGTCCCGTCTAGCGTACCAGTGGTTCCGAATCTCCAATGTGCGTTCTGACACTTGTCAAGGATCGATGTAAGAGACTTCGCCTTGAACAAATGCGCTTCGTCTCCATATACAACATCAAACTTCTCGAACCATTTCTTCGGAAACTTGTAGATAGATTGCCAAGTTGAGATGGTAACAGGGAATTCGTTTGATTTTTCTTTACCGCCATAGATTCGATGGCAGTTTTCGCTCGCTTGCCAATCAACAGCACTCGCGTAGTCTTGGAAGTCACCATACATCTGCTCGACCAGCGAGGTCGTTGGAACAATAATCAGCTGCTTCTTATTTCTCTCTTGGTAGTACCGCATGAGAGTATAGATGATAAGAGACTTACCAGAAGCAGTGGGTGATAACAACAAAGACCTTGCGCCTTGAATACCTTTACGGACAGCTTGTACCTGATAATCTCTTATCTCGATCGGCTTTTCGCCACCATGTAGGTTTAACTTCTTCGCAAAGTTCTCAATGTATTCAGTCGATACTATGTCACCCTTTGACTCAATGCGGTTGTCTACGGTGTACTCCAGCTGTGCAGAGAAGTCTAGGAGGTACTTTATCAGCCCAACAGGTAATTCTTTGTTGAACATATTAAACAGTCTTGCTTTACCGTCCCACATCCTTGATCTATATGCAGGCATGAATTTGGCTCCTGGAACATCAAATGTGAAGAAGTCATTTAGTTCCTGAAGTATTCCTGTGTCACACTCAACGTGCATGTGCACTGCATTTTTGTATGTGACAGTTATGTCAGCCATTACATAAGTCCATTTGTAAATTTAGTCCACTCGATACCATTCTTAATATCCCAAGTCCTGCTGTGGAGGGATCGCATAACTCGGTCGAGGAAATCAACGACAGTGCGGATATACTCAACCTTGTTCATCTGTTCTTGTAAGTCATCGTCTGACTCGATCATCTCTGCCATGTCGTTTTTTAGAGGTTTGTTGCCGAGCCATTGATCCCAGCCAAGAGTTTCAAGTTCCTGTTTGGATAATTCTCCGCGCCAGTATTGTTGCTTGATTCTTCTCAGCTTGTAGAATGCACCCTCCGATTTTCGGAGTTGCAGCTTGAAGTTGGAAAGGTGGTTTAGATATTTTGAATGCAGTTCAGCAGTCTTGATTGTTGCTTTTCCGAGTTCTAACTCGTCAATCTTGCAATCGACTGCCCACGATTCTTGGAGTTCTTTTAATGTAATCATAATATAATGTATTTATCACGTCAAATTTTCGATCTTGAAAGTCCTGTATCTGAACCCTGCGATACCAGTGAAGTAGTCACCAGCACCTTGTGTGATATCAAAGTCAAGACCTTCCAGACTGGTTGGGAAGGCATCAAAGAATGTAATCTTGATAGTTGGGTTATTGTTTGAATCAAGAACAAATAGGTCAGCATCACTCACTTGGGCGATTGCTTCTTTTTTGCTCTTCTGTGCAGTGGCAGTTCTATACTCTTGCGACTTAATGAAGTCGGTAAACTGCTGATTTTTATCTGGGAAACCAAGACCAAACAGCCAGTTATACAATTCCTGATAGTTCGCCATGTCCTCTTGCACTAGGAATCTGATGATCAATTCACCAAA